ACTGGCCTCTCCAATCCGTGATCACCTATACCGCGCTGGCATTCGATGCGCACCTACCGGACGACGTCGACGGCACCGAGCCGCGGGCGCAGCTCGTGATCGACAACATCGGCGAGGAATTGGTCCAGTGGCTGGAGATGAGCAGCGGCGGCGAGGGCGCGACCGCGCGGTTCATTCAGGTATTACCGAGCGACCCCGATACCATCGAGTACGAGGTCACGATGGACCTCGCCAATGTCGACATGACCCCCGTCGAGGTAAGCGGCGAGCTGTCGTTTGACAGCCTCGTCAACACGCCCGGCGTGGCGATCCGCCATACCCCGGAAACGACCCCGGATATCTTCTGATGCTCGAGCATTGGTCCGACGCCTATGTCGACATGCCCTACGCCAAGGCCGACTGCGCCGAGCTTTGCGCGCTGGTGCGGCGTGAGATTTTCGGGCACACGGTCTGGCTGCCCACAGAACGCGGATTCGGCCTGCGCGACATGAACGACCAGATCGAGGGGCTGTTTCACGAGTACGTCGTTCGCACGAGCGACCCGGCAGACGGCGACGTGGCGCTCATGTTTTGTCGCGGGCGCCTCCGACACGTCGGCATCTTGTGCCTGATCGGGCGCCACACCTACGTCCTGCACGCCATGAAGATTTTCGGCCGGACCTGCCGGCACCGGACAAAGGATCTGTTCATGCACGGGCTGACGATCGAGGGATACTACAGATGGCGGTAACGGCCGACATGGTGCCGCGCATTGCCTGCCGGCTGGTCTACGCGGACAACCCATTGCTGCCGGCAGCGAGCCGGACGATCCTGCCCGTGCGGGTGCCCTCGGGCACGCCGCTCGCGTCGGTAATCCACGAGTACATCCCGCACATCGCGGCCGACACCGCCATCGTGCGCGTCAACGACCGGATCCTCGAGCGCGACGACTGGCCGTGGTATCCGCTGTGCGATGGCGACGTGATCCATGCCGTGGCGGCGCTCGGAAACGGCGGCCATTCGGACGTCGGCCGGGCATTGCTGACGATCGCGGTCGCGGTCGCATCGATCTACGCCCCGGGTTACTTCGGCGTGACCAGCGCCTTCGGCGCCGCTGCGACCCGGGCCGCCGTGCTGATCGCAGGGCAGTACCTCGTGAACCGGATCATTCCGCCACGCCTCCCCGACTTCAGCAACAAGCAAGCCGACACGGGCAGCCCCACCTATTCGATCGCCGGCGGGCGCAACAGGGCCCGGGCCTACGAGCCGATGCTGCTGGTCTACGGCGACCACAATGTGGTGCCGGACATCGGCGCGAAGCCGTACACCGAGTACGAGGGGGAGGATCAGTACCTGTACCAGATCTTCCATTTCGGCGTAGCGAACAGCCTCGGCCTGTCCGACTTCAAGATCGGCGAGACCGACTTGTCGAAGTACGACATCGACATCGGGGCCGACGTCCAGATATCGGGGTACGACGGCAAGCTGACGCTGTTCCCCGGCAACGTCGACACCATTGAGGGCGGCACCCTGACCGGCGACTCGACGTGGGTGACGCGCACGACCAGCACCGACACAACCGAGTTCGGCATCGATATCGTCGGCAGCCTCTACCAGATCGAGAAAGACGGCATCGGCAACCTGTCCTGCTCGATCGAGGCAGAGTACCGCGTGGCCGGGTCCGCGGATTCGTGGTCTCCGATCTGGCAGACGGACGTCACGGTCACGCGCGACCACTATTGGTCCTTCGGCTATTACCCGCCGTTCGGCAACACCGAGTGGGTGCAGCTCAAGTACGACGACTCGACGGACTCGAGCAAGTACACCGGCGCGCCGCACGAGACATTCACAGTGTTTCGCGGCCGAGGCAGCTCCATCGATGTAGACGCCTACTGGCGCTGGCGCCCATACAGCGAGACCGAGAATCTGTGGACCCGGTACGGACGCGCGGGCCCTCCGACGACCGCGACGTGGAACGACGCGACGCCCCCAAAGACATACCGCCAGCGCGTCAACGCGAAGATCATCACGAACGGCACCTCGAAGCCCGTGCGGTTCACCGAAAAGGTGCGCGTGCCGCAAGGCCAGTACGAGGTCCGCGTGCGCCGGACCACGCCAGACTTCACGGACGACAAGAAACAGGCGCAGTTCACGTTCACGCAGCTCAAGAGCTACCAGCCGGACACGGCCGACTATACCGGGCAGAAACGCGTCGCCATCAAGATCCGGGCGACCGGACAGCTCAACGGCGCGATCGATCAGTTCTCGGCCGTGGCGCATGCCCCGGTGCTCGTCTACGACGACGCGAATGCGGCGTGGGTGACGAAATACACCGCGAATGCGGCGTGGGTGTTCCTCGCGCACGCCCGCGGGCAGCACGACGCGAACGGCAAGCGCCTCTACGGCGCAGGGCTTGACGACGAGCGGATCGACATCGAGGCAATCAAGGATTGGGCCGCCTTCTGCGAGACCAACAACCTCACCTGCAACATCGTGTTCGACAGCTACCAGAGCGTCGGCGAGCAGCTCGACACGATCGCGCAATGCGGGCGGGCCAGCAAGACGTGGGGCACAGGCAAGCTCGGCGTCGTGATCGACGAGCCCGGGGCCGTTGTGGCGGCATTCGGCATGACCGATATCGTCGCCGGATCGTTCAAGGTCAGCTACATGACGCGAGCCGTGCCGGACCAGATCGAAGGCCAGTACATCAATGCCGAGATCGGATGGAAGCCCGACGTGGTGCGCGTGAACGTCCCCGGCGTTACCTCGCCCGAGCGCCCGACAAGCGTGCAGCTCGTGGGCGTTACGAACCCCGAGCAAGCCGCGCGCGAGGTGAACCTGATCGCGGCGTCGCAGTATTACCATCGCAAGCGGATCGAGTGGCAGACCGACGCAGCCGGCCTCGTCGTCCTGCGCGGCGACACCGTGAGCCTGTCCCACGACCTCACCCGATGGGACTACAGCGGGCGCATCACCGCCGGAGACACGACCAACATCACGCTCTCGCGCGAGATCCCGTTCTACGGCCTCGACACGGCCGTATGGATCATGGCGATTCAGCCGGACGGCACGCAGACCTACCACGACGTGCAGCCGCAGGCGGTGGGGCAGAGCGATGCAATCGAGCTGCTCACGCCCCTGCCCGCGGCGCCGACCGTCGACTGGCGATTCTTTGCCGGCACCAGCAGTACCCCCGGCAAGAAGCTGAAGATCATCGACGTGCGCCCGGCCAGCATGAACCGCATTCGGATCTCGGCCGTCGAGGAAGTCGACGAATACTACGCGGCCGCGGACGGCACCTTCGACGTGCCCGGAAGCGTGACGGGATACCGCGACGCGCTCGCCGGCTCGATCGGATTCGATGAGCAAGTGCTGACCGGGGACGGCGTCACCCGCGTCTACATCACGTGGGAGCTGGTGGATGCGGATTCCGCGCGCCTGCGCGTGCGCGTCAACGGCGGCAACTACACCGAGTACCCGGTCACCACCGCGCGATCGCAGCACATCGACGTCATGCAGGACGACGTGATCGACGTCGAGGTCAAGCCGATTCAGAGCAACGCGCTGCTCGGGCCGAAGGGCGGCGTTACTGCCACCGCCACGCATACCGTCGCCGGGATCGGCGGCGCCCCGCCAGACGTGCAGGACTTCGCAGCATCGCGCTCCGGCAAAACCGATCGCATTCGACTGTCGTGGACCAGCGTCGCCAACGATGGGTACCGCTGGCTCAAGCAATACGAGATCCGCAAGGGCGCGAATTGGGGACAGGCAGTAAAGGTGGCGACAACCACCGATACAAACTACGAGCTGATCACGGCGCAGAACGGCACATTCCTGATCGAGGCAATCAACACGCGCCTGCAGGGCAGCACCACTGCGGCCGCCGTGATCATCAACACGGCGGCCGACATCAACGTCGTGGTGCAGGGCGACGAAGCGCCATCGTGGACGGGCGTCGGCACGAATGTGAACGTATCCGGGGGCACGCTCGAGCAAACAGACGCGACGGCCGAAGCCCGGTACGAGGCCGACGACGTCGACATCGGGGCCGTGCTCACGTCGCGCATCGAGCTCGAATGGCAACCCGTCGGGCAAAGCATCGGAGACACGTGGGACAACTGGACCGACCCGTGGACCAGATATGGCAGCGGCTGGACGTGGGCCGGACCGACCGACGTCGTCGATGCAGATATCGAGGTGGCCACCAGCGACACCGACGCGCCGACCCCGACGACCGTGCCCGACTCGGGGCCGAACAGCAACGCAGCGACGCTGGCCGGGGGGACGAAGTTCTCGCTCGAGGCACTCGCCCCCGGCTTGCCCGGAAGCATCGTGTTCCCCAACACGGCCAGCGGAGACTCTGCGACACTCAACATCGGTGCTTCGGCCGCCGACCTCGGCATGTCCAGCAACCGATTCACGGTCGAGTGCTGGTACAAGCCCGCGACGTTCAACTATCTCGTCGACATTTTCCGGTTCGGCGGATACGGCGCCGGCATCTGGACACTTTCCGTAGCGTCGAACGGCATGGTGGTGGTCAACATCACGGATTCCTCTTCCATAAATCATTCAGCGCTCGGCGGGAGCCTTACGCTTGGCGAGCCGGCCCGGATCGCGGGCGTTTACGACGGCACGGACGTGATCGCCTACATCAACGACACGGAAGTCGCGCGCACGACCGTGGGCGCCATCACCTTGAACACCACGGCCACCGGATCGGTCGGGAAGCCTTCGGGCAGCCTGTCAGAGCTTCGCGTCTGGAACATCGCCCGCACCCCGGCCGAGCTGCAGGCCACCGCCGGCGCGCGCCTCGCCGGCACGGAGACCGGCCTCACGGGCTACTGGAAAGGCGCCGACCAGCTCGGATTCACCGACTGGCGCCCGTACACCCCGGGGTATGCAACATTCCGGCACCTCAAGGTGCGCGCCACCATGCGCTCGCTCAACGGCGCTCTTTACAGAGCCGGCCTGACCGAGCTCAAGCACATCATCGACGTGCCGGACGTGGTGCAGACGTGGGAGGATGAGCCGATTGCGGCGGGAGGGACAACGCTCTCTTTCACGCCCCCGTTCACGGCGACGCCGCGCGTGTTCGTCACGATCCAAGGCGGTGCCGCCGGCGACACCTACAAGGTAACCGGCAAGAGCACGGCCGGCGTTACCATCCAGTGCTTCGACACCAATGGAACGGCCGTCGCGCGCTCCTGCGACGTCCGCGCCGAGGGATACTGATATGTCGCAGGACTTCGCATTTCTCGACCAGACATCGGGCGGCAACAGCCCCCTCGATAGCTTCCCGAAGCTGCAGACCCTGTTCCTCGCCGTACTCAGCGCATGCTCGGGCACAACCGAGCCGAGCAAGACGTGGGCCGGCCAGCTATGGCTCGACACCTCCGCATCGATGCTGCGCGTTCGCAACGACGCGAACGACGGCTGGATCGACCTTCTGGATATGAGCACCGGGCAGGTGGCAAACGCGGCCGCGCTCGAGGGCAACGCGGCTTCGGCTTTCGCCCCGGCATCCCACGTCGCAAACACGAGCAACCCGCACGGCGTCACGGCCGCGCAGGTACAGCTCGGCAACGTGCTCAACAAGACCCTCAGGTTCGAGAAGAACGGCGGGGCCGCGCTGAACGCCACGTGGAATTTCAACACCGCCACCGGCGAGCTCGCCATAACTACCAGCTAAGGGGGCGCCCCGATGGGCATCACAATCGACGGGACGTCCCTGACGGCCATCACGATCGACGGCACCGCGGTCTCGCGCGTGACCGTGGACGGCGTCGAGGTCTGGAGCCTGCGCAAGATCTGGACCTCATCGGACAGCTACGGATCCGGCACCGCGGAAACGATCGAGTACCTCTCCGACACGAACAATGCGTCCGGGCCGACATCGCAATTCAGCGTATCGCCAACCTACGACACCTCCGGGCTGCCAAACGGCGCCCGGTACGACCCCACGGACGGCGGCGGCGTGTTCCTGCGGAGCAACGGCATCACGAAGGTGCTGCCCGACCAGACGACCGCGTGGGAGCTGACCCCGCCGAGCGGAAACTTCTCAGGCATCGACCTCAGCTCCAGCTACGTCTACTTCAGCTACGGCAGCGGCCTCACGCATTCGATCGAACGGCGGACTCTGGACACGGGGTCGGCCGCAGGCGACTCGTGGAGCTTCTACTTCAATCAGGCATTCGGCGGCTACGGCCTGCACAACTTCAAGGTCGACGCGGCCGGCGATATCTTCGCGGGCGTATGGCGGTCGGCCTACAGCGACGTGCACGAGATCCGCGCAGCATCGGGCAGCGTGCAGGGCGGCGCGGTCGCGCAGCTTTACCACTACACCCCGCCAAACTACACGGACAGCATCGAGGGATTCCAGCCGGACGCGGCCGGGAACCTCTACGCCGTGCTGCAGGACGGCAACGACTACTCGCACTTCCGGGTCGTCAAGATCGCCATCGACGGCACCACCACATGGACGCAGACCTTCGCCGGGCTTGGCACCAGCTCGGTCGTGAGGGTTGCGCCGGCGGGGCAGGTGTTCGTGATCTTCGGGAACAGCAGCGACACCCTGCTTCTCGATGGCGCGGACGGGAGTACCGTGTGGGGGCCGGGCACCCATACGTGGCCGCTCGGCGTGTCGGAGGATGGCGTGCGCCTCTCCAGCGACGGGTTCGCCTACGGCATCGACACCTCCGCTGGCGGAAACTCCACGAAGCTCGATCTCGCCGGCGGCCTCACGCAGGTCTGGACCTACGACAACGGCGGCTACCAGCACTCGATCACGCCGCAGGGCGGGGACGAGGCGCAGGGATTCTGGTAGGAGAAATCTCCCCCCTGCCGGCCCCTCGCCCGCGGGGTAGGATTGGCCGGGCATAGCGGTTTCGACCGACTGGAGACGGACGATGAGCGATGACGTGTTCAATGTGGCGCGCGGCCGCCTGCGCGAGAAGGTGCTCAACGGCGGCGCCAATTTCGGGATCCTGATTCTCAAGGCGGTCGAGGCCGACGCCACGCTGGCGGATCGCGCCACCGTCGCCGACATACTGGCGCAAGCCGGCAACGTTGAGGCCGACTTCACCAACTACATCCGCAAGACCGGGCTCTCCCCGACCGACCTCGGCCCCGACAATGCGGCCGAAACCGCGTCTGTCGATCTGGCAAACCCGACGTGGGCCAACGCGGGTGGCGCCACGAACAACACGACAGCGAAGCTCATCTTCTTCTTCGACGAAGGCGGCACCGATGCCACCCGAATCCCGATGACCTTCCACGACTTCGTCGCCACGACCAACGGCAACGACCTGAACGGGATCGTCGACGCGGCCGGATTCTACGGCTCGCAGTAATCACCGGGGCCCGGCCCCGCCGGGCGAGGCACCCGCATGAGCTACGTCATCAGCGCAGCCGGCCGGGGCGCATACCTCGCCTCTGGCCTCCCGGCATCCGCCGGGCAGACCGCGGCGTTCACCGTCGCTGCGTGGACGAAGATCGTCACCGACCGGGTCGGTCAGTGGCGCTACCACATCGAGCTCGGCAGCGCGCTCACGAACGCCCCGCAGTACATCAACGCCGGATGGCGCGCCGATGGCTCGGGGCTCACCTATGAGGCCAATTCCTCCTTCTACGACCCGCTCAACCCGGGCAACCCACCCGTCGACGCCTCATGGTTCTATCACTACCTGCGCTGCGATGGCGCCGGCAGCCTCGAGGAAGGATGGTGGGATAGCGCAAACGGCGTATGGGTGCAGGGCACCACCACGATCGGAGGGGACATCAGTCTGGCCTGCCTGACGTTCGGCAGCGACAGCTACAGCGAGTGGATCAACGGCAAGATGCAGGGCGGGCGCATGTGGAGCGCCTACCTGAGCGACGCGCAGCTCGAGGCCGAGAAGGACGCCACCGCGGCCGTCACGACCGCCGGACTCGTGATCGACGCGCCGCTCGACACGGACGGCACCGATGCATCCGGCAACGGCAACGACCTCACCATCGCCTCCGGCACCTTCGACCCGGCGGATTCCGCGCCACCGTGGAACGCCCCGAGCGGCACGGACGTCTCCATCGGCACGGCCACCGAGACCGAGACCGCCAAGCCCATCGGCGTGACGCTCGGGACCACGGCCGTGCACGTCGAGTTCGGCCAGCAGGGCGACGCAGACAGCACCTACGACCTCTCCGGCGACGGCACCGGCCCGTGGGCGCTGGTCAACGCCCCGGCCAGCATGAGCGTGAGCGGCAGCACGCTCACGTTCTCCCACGCGACCCCGGTGCACGAGCGCGCCGTTCTCGAGGACAGCACCGGCCAGCGCGTGGCCGTCTGGCACTCGACGCGCCCGAGCACCGCGCCGCAGTACCCACTGAGCGTCTCCGGCGATCGGCGCTACATCACGGACGCGGGCGGCCACTGTTCCGCGTGGAACGGCGATGCGGCGTGGAGTGCGGCGGTCAACCTTTCGCAGGCCGGCATGACCACATACCTCGCCGACCGGGCGGGGCGCGGCGTCAACGCCATCTACGTCAACGCCATCGAGCACGCATTCAGCGACCAGAGCCCGCGCTACCTGAACAAGAACGGCGACGCCCCGTTCACCACGATGACGGACTGGACCGCGCCGAACGAGCCCTACTGGCAGCTCGTCGACTGGCTGGTGCGCGAGGCCCACCGCTACGGCATCACCGTGATGCTGTTCCCCGCATACGTCGGCTACGGCATGGGATCCGAGGGATGGGCCGCGGAGATGGACGCGGCCGCGGCCGCCGACTTCACCACCTACGGGGATTTCCTCGGCAGCCGCTACGCCAGCTACCCGAACGTGGCGTGGGCGATGGGCGGCGACAGCCCCCCGACCGGCACCTACGACCTCACGACGAAGATCAACAACCTCGCCACCGCGATCAAGGCGGCCGCCCCGGATCACCTCATCACCGCGCACTCGCAGCGCGGATCCTCGTCGATCGACAGCTACAACGAGACGTGGCTGGACCTGAATGCGACCTACGCGAGCCTGTCTACCGTGGCGGCCGAGACCGCGACCTCGTGGGCGCAGGATCCCACCGGCGCCGCGACGGCGATGCCCACGTTCCTGATCGAGTCCACCTACGGCAACGAGGCAAACAGCGCGCCCGAGGACATCCCGAAACAGGCGCTGGAGACCTTGATGCAGGGCGCCTGCGGGCACTTCGCCGGCTCCGACCCGACGTGGTACTTCGGCGTCGACGCCTCGAGCCCCGCGAACAGCTTCGCCGACACCGGCGGCCTCGACTGGCACAACACGCTCGATCAGTTCGGCGCGCAGTATTTCCAGACGATCGCGGACCTGATCGACGCGCGCGACATCCCCACGCTCACCCCCGACCATGCGCACGCCGTGGTCACCGCAGGCGGGACATGGTGGGCGCGCGCCAGCGCGCAGGTGCTGGTGGCCTACACCACCACCGCGACCGACCTCACGATCGACCGCACGGCCTTGTCGGCGGGCACCTACAACGTAAATTGGTACAGCCCGACCACCGGCACCGTGACCAGCGAGGCCCCGCAGACGATGGGCTCGGGCAGCGTCGCGCTCACCCCGCCGGACGCGAACGGCTGGATCCTTCTGGTCGACGACCAAGCCCTCGGCCTGTCGGTGCCCGGGGCCACGCCCGTCGAGGCATCCATCGCGCCCGCCTACGAGACCGAGGCGGCGCGCGTAATCGTCGCACGGACCCCGACCACGGTCCCCATAGGGACTGCGACCGAAACGGAGCTGGCGCGGGCCGTGACGGCCTCCACCGCGGTATCCGCGGCCATCGGGCAGGCGGTCGAGACCGAGATCGCCCGCGTCGTGTCGGCCGGGTCGGCAATCAACGTATTGATCGGGCAGGCGGTCGAGACCGAAACGGCCGCGCCGATGACGGTTCGAATCCCGCTGTCGGTCTCCATCGGGCAGGCGGTCGAGCTCGAGCAGGCCCGGGCCGTCGTCGCCGGCGTCGATCGCAGCGCGGCCCTGCGCACCGCCATCGAGACCGAGGTGGCGCGATCGATCACGCCGCAGATCATCGGCCCGATCAACGTCCCCATCGGGCGGGCGACGGAGACCGAGCACGCGCGCGCATTCCAGATCGACGTGGTACGGGTGATTCTGGCCGGACTCACGATCGAGCCGGCCCTCGGGGCCACATTCAGCGTCGGCGCGCAGCTCGAGATCACGCTCTCGCTGCAGCCGCACAAGGGAGAGTGATATGCAGATCGACCTCTACGCGGGCGCGAACACCCACCGAGCCGTGGCGGTCGTCGTTGATGCAAACAACGACGCGATCACGAACGCCTCGGTCGGCCTCACCCTCTATGAGCAGGACGGCACCACGAAGGTCGGCGGCACGGCGTGGCCCGCGACGCTCGATCACGTCGGCGGCGGACACTACGAGGGGCAGATCAGCTCGGATGCGGCTGTCGAGCACGGCAAGCTCTACGTCGTCCTGCTTACGGTCACGCAGGGCGGGACGAAGGGCGAGCTTCGCTACACCGGCGTGCGCGCGCGGTACCGGCGGCCATAAAAAAGGCCCGCTCGCGCGGGCCCAAGGACTCCCCGAAGGGGGCGGGGCTCAGAAAACCAACAGGCCGACGCCGAACAGGCCGAGCGCGAGCCCGATCAGCGCGCCGAAAAAGATCAGGCCGAGCGACCCGATCATCTCGAAAGCGCCATCGTCGATATCGTCGGGCGACATGGGCCACTGCCGATTGAACACGAACATGGCGGTGCGCGCGTCCCCCGTGACCGACCACACGTCGTCAGGCGCCACGAAAATCTCGTCAGGGACGTGGCTGGCATGCCAGACCGAGGCGCGCCCGCCATTCTCGATCTTCTCGGTGCGGCGGATCACGAGCCCATCGATACGCACCGCCTCGTAGGCGGTCAGCATGGTCCAGCCCGGAACCCCCGACTGCGCGGGCGGACGGTAGGAATCACGCAGAACCGCGCCATCCCGAAACCTCATCTTCTCGATCGTCATAGCCTTCTCCCTCACGCCGCCCGGGCGGCGCCAGTGGTGTCAGAACGGGATATCGTCGTCGAATCCCTGCCCCGGATCATACGACGTCCCGGCCCGCGCCCCCGAAGGGGCCTCCGAGCGGCCGCCGTCGAGCATAAGGAAGCTCGAGCCGATGATCTTGGTGGTGTAGCGGTCATTGCCCGAGCGGTCCTGCCATTTTTCGGTCTTGAGGCGCCCCTCGACGCAGACCTTCGCCCCCTTGGCGAGAAGGCGCCCGGCGAGTTCAGCCTGCGGGCCGAACAGCACCACGCGGTGCCATTCCGTGTCCTCCTTCATTTCGCCGGAGCGCTTGTCCTTCCACCGCTCGGTCGTGGCGACCGAGAAGTTCGACACCGCCGTCCCCGAGGGCGTGGCGCGCTGCTCTGGATCGCGGCCGAGGTTCCCGATAATGAACACCCGATTGATGCTGCCCGCCATGTCAGCTCGCCTCCCCGTTGTCAGGCCACGCGCGCACCGACACGATCAGATCGTCGGAAAGGAAGGCATCCTCGACCAGCACGCGCCGAATTTCGCGCTCGAGATCCTCCTGCGAAACGTGCGCCGCATGCACCCGGAAGCGCGCCTCGACGATCCAGTCCCCGAGTTCATCCGGCGCGATCGTCACCCCCTGCGTCGGGCCATCGGCGGGCGCGGAGGCCGGCTCGGGCGCAGGGGCCGGCTCTGGATCCGGATCCGGCGCAGGAGGCGGCTCGGGCGTGGGCGCCGAAGCCTCCGCATCCGCGGCCCGCGCGCGCTCGGCCGCTTCCCGCTCCTGCCGCTCGCGGTTCTCGCGCTCAGCCTGCCGGCGGGCGTGATCGCGCATGCGCTCCTGCCGATCCTTTTCGACCCCGATCAGGCGATCCACCTCGGCATCGTAGGTGGCGTCGTCAGCCTCAATCACGCGCCAGACGTGGTCGACCGACAGCGGCTCGGACAGGCCGGAACGGTAGCAGCGGTTCTCCAGCTCGAGCGCGCGCTGGCGGACGAGCCGCTGCAACTGCACGTCCTTCATGACCCGGTCCAGCAGCGCGTTATACGCCGATCGCGTCAACTTGCCCTTCGGCGTCACCGCCGACGCGATCGCCAGATCCGCGTATTCCGCCCGGCGGAACGAGTCGTCGACCTCGTGCGCGTTCCACAATTGCTCGCGCTCGCGCTCGAGGTGGTCGGCGGCCTCGGCGCGCTTGCGATCATCGAAGGCGGCGATCTGCGCCATGATCTCCTGCCGCACTTCCTCGCACCGGTTCGTCAGCGCGCGGATCCGCGCGTCGAACGCCTTGGCCGGGGCCGACAGCTCGTCGAGGACCGCGCGCCGGCGCTCATTGAGGCGCTTCTTCAGCGCATTGACCTCCGCGGCCGAACGCCGAGCGTCGGGTATGCGATCACCGGTCACGATCGTCTTGTATTCCTCGAGGCGCGCATCGAGTGCGGCCTCGAGGTACTCGAAATTGGCCTCGACCGACCCCGGCAGCACCGACACAACCAGCTCGGACTGCAGATCCTCGGCCTCGACCCCGGACGTTCCCGTACCCTTTGAAGCAGACATCACCTACCCCCTCTGAAAAATTCCGCGCGCCTTCTCTGCGCGCACCGCAACCCCGCCGGAGCCCCCGGCGACATGCTCCAGATCGTAGTACCCGGGATCCTCACGCAGCATCGCCTCGTAGCGATCGACCACGCTGGAAAACTCCACAAGATCCCGCTCCATCGCCTCGATGTAATCGTCGTCGCGCTTGACCTCGTGGATGGTGAGGTCGCGCTTGCAATCCTTGAGCTGCGGGACGTACAAACAGAAGTGCCACCACAGACGCCCCGTGATCCACATCCCGCCTTGGATCTGGTCCATGTAATCGGACACGTCGGAGGCGAAAATGATGTTGCGGATCTTGGCCACGTCGAGCAGGCACTTGTACTCGGCCCCGCCGTCATCGCCGATCAGCCCGTCCGCGCTGGCGCCGAACACGTCGTCGTCGGTGCGCACGAGCCCGGTAGGCTCCACGTCGAGGCCGACCGTGAACGCATGCAGCGAGCGCGCGTCGGATTCCAGCTCCATGCCGCGCTTCGCCTGCCACGGCGTGTAATCTTCCTCGAGCGGCCGACCCGAGATCCGCTCGATGGCGACCCGAAACGCGTAGTCCCGAGCCGCGGACGTGTAGTCCCCCTTGTTCGGCCCCGACTTCAGCCGGCGACGGATCTCGGCGAAGTTCGAGGCCGTGATCACCCCGGCGCGGGCGTTGAACCATTCCGGCGTACCTTGCTGGCATTCGATTACGTTCATGCACCACCTCCCTTTCTCGCGGCCTTGCCATTGGCACGGCGACGGCGCTCGAGCGCCCCCACCGCCTCTTCGTATGCCTGCGCGCGCAGTTCCGAGATCTGCCGGATGCGGAAGTAGCGCAGGAATTGCGACTTATCGACCCCCACCTCGTCGATCAGCGACTGGATGTTGGCGGCCTGTTCCTCCGAAATGAAGGGCCCGGCCGGGTCGTCCGCTCCCCCATCGCCGACATCGGACGCCCCGGCCGACACGCCATCGTCGTCGGCCTGCTCATCGGCAGCGACGATTCCGGTCATGGCCTCGAGGGTGTACCGCTGCAGATAGCGCACGGTCGAGCCCATCGCCTGAATGTTGTTCTTCTTGCCGGACTGATCGAGCCCGGCCTCGAGCGCCGTCGATTCCGAGTGCCCAAGCTCGTGGGTGATCACGCAGGACACCCGCACAAGCCCTCCCTCGAGGCGATCGGTGCGCCAGAAGTACGACAGGCCATACGGCGCCATCGCGGTCGAGATCACGCTGGCGAGGTTCGGCAGCGAGACATGGTTGTACTCGTGCCACTGATTGTTGCTGTCACAGAAGCGGACGGTGCGATCCTTGTAGACCACCGGGCAGTTCGCCCGGAATTGCGACATGGCGTGGTTGTACGCCTTGCGGGCCTCGTTCGCCTCCCACTCCTTCTGCACATCCAGAAGGTCGCGGATGGTCTGCGGATCGTAGCCGCGGGCGACGGCACGCTCGATCACGGCCATCGCGCCACCGCTATCGGTGCTTGGAACCGAGACAGGCTCGGACGTGGGTGTCGGTTGCGCCCCCGGATCAAGCGCCGGAAGGTCGTCCTGTTCAGACATGGCTTCCCCCTTCGGAAGTGAGCGGTCGCCCATCGACCGCAGCGACAGTACAGCATAAGGGCGCCTTGCTTACAACTAGAATTTGCCGCATGATCCTCCCCGGGCACACGACAAAGGGCACGAGGATGCCGAAACCACCGAAGATCCCGGCACGCTACAACACCCCGCCGGAGATGCAGGAAGTGTTCGACGAGATCGTCGCGGCGGTCGCCCCGCCGGATGGTGACGGCGGGATTTCCAAGCTCGCCGAGCACTTCAACGTCTCGTCGCAGGCCGTCGCCAAATGGCGCGTCGACGGGCTTCCGGGCTATCGAGCGATGGACGTCGCCGAGCTGACCGGGATCCCGATCGAGCGCATCTTCGTCGCGGTGCGCAAACCCGAGCACATTGGGCGCCGCAGGAAATCGGATGCGGCCTGATGGATCTGGCAGGGGCGCTGGCGAAGATCGTGGACGCAGACATCGGGGGCAACGCCCGGCGCTTGGCCGAGGCGGTGCTGCTCTCGAACATGCGAGGTGAGAGACCAACAGGGAGGGCAATCGGGCTGCGGTTCGGCTGGTCCAAGCACACAACCAGCCGGGCCGTCCGGCAACTGGAACAGGCCGGATTGGTCGAACGGGACAGCCAGCGGAGCGGGCTGGCGCTCGAGCTGATAGGGCATGAGGTTGCGAAAATCGCAACCTCGGGCGCAGAACAGGGGCATGAGGTTGCGAAAATCGCAACCTCGGGCGCAGAACAGGGGCATGAGGTTGCGAAAATCGCAACCTCGGGCGCAGAACAGGGGCATGAGGTTGCGAAAATCGCAACCTCGGAAGGTTCGGAGGGGCATGAGGTAGCGAAAATCGCAACCTCGACCACTGAGGTTGCGAAAATCGCAACCTCGTGCCTAGAGAGAGAGAGTAGTAGTAATACAGATATAGATAATCTCTCTCTCGCGCACGCGCGCGTGGACGGGGCCCGGTGCCGAAAGCTGCTGGAAGGGGCCGGGCACACGTGGCACGAGATCATGCGAGGCAGCACCGGCCGCATGATCGCCGAATGGATCGAGGCCGGTGCGACCGAGGCCGACGTCAAGAACGGGATCGCACTGGCACGCCAGACGAACCGAGGCAAGCCGGACAGCCCGGCCTACTACCGATGGGCGATCCGCGAGGCGATCAAGCAAAGAAAAGCCCCGGATGGGGCCGGGGCTTCAGGGGTAGGGAACGGGCGCCCGGGGGAACAGGCACCTACGGAGAATATACATGGGCTCGACGACAAAGACTATACCCGAGGCGCTACGGGGCCTCGTGGATGGCTCGCGCAAGCTGCCACCGGCACCGGATTACCGGGAATGGACCCGGCAGATGGAAGCGGAGAGTCGGAGTGAGGCGCGCCAGATGGCGCGGGACAACCGCGAGCGGTATCGGCGAAAGCGGCTCGAGGAACAGTTCGGCCATGCCGGGATCCCGCCACGGTTCCACGAGCGCGGCTTCGACAACTACCGGGCCGTCTCGACGGAGCAGTACCGCGTGCTCCAGACCTGCAAGGCATACGCCGAGCGGTTCGACGAGGCGCAGAAGCTCGGCTCGAGCCTGATCCTCATCGGGCGCCCCGGTACGGGCAAGACGCACCTCGCCTGCGCGATCGCGCGCGTGGTCATCGAGCACGGGCACTCGGCGCTATTCACGAGCGTGGCCGAGATGCTGCGCCAGACGCGCGACAGCTTCCGCGGCGAGGAAACGGAGCAGAAGATCCTGCAGCGGTTCACCGAGCCCGACCTGCTCATCCTCGACGAGGTGGGTATCGGCATCGGGCGCGAGGAAACGCGACACGCGATCATCATGGACGTGATCAACCGGCGCTACGAGCACCTGCGCCCGACCATCCTCATGGGGAACCTTTCGACGCAGGAGATGCAGGCCTACCTCGGCGAGCGAGTCTGGCGCCGGATCAGCGAGGACGGGGCCGGCGTGCTGGCCTTCACATGGGACCGGCAGAATGCCGGCAAGGGGGACTAGATCATGGCGAAAACAAACGCACGAACGACGCCGAGAGACCGGCGAGCACACAAGCTGGTGCGGCATTTCTCGATGCCATTCCTGCAGCTCGAGCGAGACCTCGAGACCCTCACCGACGACGAGCTCGATGCGATGGCGGGAAAGATCAAGGCCACGGACCAGACCAACTGCTGGTACGTCACCTACAACTACCGCCACGCGATCCTGCAGGCGGTGCGCGAGGTGCAGGCCAGTCGAGCGCGGGCGCGTGCGCGCGTGCAGGACGAGATGGACCAACACTGACACACAAGGGGAACGACATGGGGAATGACGAGAAACAGCAGCGCGAAACCGTCACATTCATGCTCGACACGCGGAAACTGCTGAGCGAGCCCAACCCGGTCGAGGCCATGATCACCTCGGTGCTCGAGGTCTATGGCAACGCAGGGGCCGGGGCCGGCGTCGATCGACACAACATGACCACCGCGATGATCACCGGGATCAATTACGCGCTGGCGGCCCGCGGATACGCGTCGCAACAGATCGACGAGGGCAAGAAGGAAAGCGGGCAAGAGCTGTTCCGGCGGTTCATGGATGATCTGGAACGCGTCGAGATGCGGATTATCGGGCGGCGGATGCATGAGCCGCGCGGGAACAATAACAGCCCGGAATAAGGGCAACGGAGGGGCGCACGCCCCGGGGGAACGGAAAATGGAACGCACACACTATCTGGCGGCCTGCATGCTCGCGGCGGCCATGCTGCTCGGCGGGAGCCCGGCGGCGCTGGCGGGAAGCATTCAGCTCCACCTGCACTCGAAGCATTGGTCCGCGGCGACCGAGAAAAGGAACGAGGAAAACTGGGGTATCGGCTGGCGCGGCGACGGGCAGTGGGCGCCGATGCTCGGCTACTACACCAACAGCTACTTCAAGCGATCGGTATACGCCGGCGCGTCCTTCGAGTCCGACCCGGGGATTTACCTCTCGGTGCTGGCGGTCAGCGGATACCAGCACACCAGCGCAGGGTTCCCGAGCGTCGGGGCCTACGCGGTCGTGCCGCTGTTCTCGTGGCGCATGCTCAACGACCAGCCCGTATCGCCGATGTTGTCGGCGACCGTGGGCGTGTTCCTGTTCTCCGTGGACGTGCGCTACTGATGCCGCGGGCGAGCAAGCGGAATGTGGCGGGGCGGCGCAAGCCCCGCCACATCGAGGAACAGCACCTGCGGGCGTACTTCTCGAAGGCGCAGATGCTGTGGATCCAAGGCGACGACCTCGAGCCCGACGCGCGCCTGTCCGATTACGCCTATCACCCCCCGATGGGCGGGAAGCGCGATCGCTTCGAGGCGCACAACCTGCGCCGGCAGGGCGCCAAGGCCGGCGTGTCCGACATCCACGTCCCGATCGCCCGGCTCGACGGCAATTCCCTGTGGATCGAGCTCAAGGCCGAGTACCGCGCGATCAAGGCGGACGGGCTCCCGGGCCGGCTGATTCGCACGAAACCGACGTCAGAGCAGGTCGCGTGGCTCGAGCGGATGAGTCGCGGCGGCCACTGGACGGCAATGGCGTGGTCGTGGGAGGCGGCAATCGACCTCACGATGGCGTATATTTCCGGGCAACGGCAACGCATGGTTGCCGTTGAACAAACAGGGTACGCTACCGTATGCCAACCCGGGGGGCCGGAGACATGGCGCTCATCGATGAGCTGACAGACCTGATCGGACACCAGAACGCAATCGAAATCGTCCGTGGATGGGGCGGGAGACGCCTGTCCATTCCATCGACCATCCCTGACCACCACCCCATCACCTACAAGATCGGGCGCGACGCGGCCGACCTGCTCTCACACCACTACGGCGGCACCGAAATCGAGCTGCCGGTCGAGAGAAGCGCCCTGATTCGCCAGCGCGACAAGGGCATATACGACGACATGAAGCGCGGCGTCAGCGCGCGCAAGGTCGCCGAGATCTACGGCATCACCTCCCGCCACGCGCGGTTCGTATACACCCGCGAATGCCGCAGGCGTGACCCCGGGGATAAATCTCCCCCATGAACCGGGCGCTCGCCCGGTGTAAAAAGCAGCAAAACGGGAGGGGCCGCCATGTCGCACCGATTCCACCGCCTGATCATCCCCACGCTCCACCGCGAGGGATGGGACAAGTTCACCGACGACCCGGACGACCCGGGCGGCGCCACCCGATGGGGGATTTCCCTACGCACGGCCGAGATCCACGCGGAATTGTTCGACATCGACGGCGACGGCGACGTCGACGCCGACGACATCGAGCACCTCGACCGCGACACGGCCGAGGACTACTACCTCGAGTACGTCTGGAAGCCGCAGGGATGCGACCAGATCGCGGCCGACGCCGTGGCGGCAAAGGTGCTCGACCTGTCGGTCAACATGGGCAACACGCGGGGCGCGAAGCGGATCCAGATGGCGCTACGCGCGGTCGGCCGCCCCACCGCGATCGACGGCAAGATCGGCCCGCACACGATCGGCCGGATCAACGAGGCGCCCACGCTGGCGATGATGGCGGCGTACCGATCCGAGGCCGCGGGCTACTACCGCATGATCACCGCGCTGCGGGAAAAGAAGTTCTCCAAGTACATCGACGGCTGGCTCAACCGTGCCTACGCCTGACGCCCCCGTGAGCATGGCCGGATGGATGGCGCTCGCCGGCAAGGCGGTGGCGCCGGCCGTCACCCCGTGGTCGATCGCGGCGATCGCGGCGGCATGGGCGATCGTGCACGGCGTGAAGCTGTGGGTTGCGGCCCTGTTCCCGGCCATCGCTGCCGACGAGACCCGCTGGAAGGCGCTGATCTGGACGGCGACGATCGTGGCGGGCGCCCTGTCCGGTGGCGTGACCTCGGCGATCATGCTCCCGGGGAAGGACTGGATCCCGCTGGCGGCCATGACCGCGGCCTTCAATGGCGCCCTGTGGCGCGCGGCCGTCGCCTACGTCCCCGGCGCCAAGCGCGTGCTGCTCACCGACGTCGACCGGCGCCACGGCGCGCGCAAGGGGGCCTCCTGATGTTCGCCGGCCTGAGCGCATGGCGCATCGGCGCGTGGGCGGCCGCCGGCGCGGGCGTGCTGGTGCTGTTCCTTATGTGGAAGGCCGAGCACGCCCGGGCAGCCATGCTCGAGGTGAGCGCCAACGTCGCGCAGACGCAGCTCGACGCGGCCACGAAGCGTGCCGCCACCCTTGCCCGACAGAATCAGGCCTTCGAACGGGATCTGGCCGAGCGATCGACCAAGCTCCGCAACATCCGCAATCAGACCGACGCGCTGCGCCACGACCTGCGCGCGGCCCGGGAGAAAGGCAGTGAAGCGTACCGCCAGTGCATGGATATCCGCGTGCCTGATGCTTACCGCAAGCGGCTGCGCGCCTACCTACACGGCAGCACCGCCGGAGCCTCCCCCGGCGTACCCCCGCCACCTGAGTAAAGGCGGGTGCCCGATTCCGCAGCGCGTACAAGACGCGCTTGCGCGCCCGGACCTGTCGATCGGAGACATGCAGGACGACGTAACGCCCGCGTTGCTCGAGCGCATCCGCGAGTGCGACACGGACCTTCATACCATCGACCAATGGTTCCAAACCCATGAAAACGATCACTCTCCCGGGAAACACCACGATGCACGACCGGATTCTGGACCTCACTGAAGCCCTCATCTACGCGCTCATGCTGGTCAGCGGCGGCCTCGGCGGGGCGGCGATCGCCAGCCGGCGCGTGCTCCGGCACAAGAGCGTGTCGTGCATGATGGTCGTGGCCTACGTGATCATCGGAGCGGCCTCCGGCAGCATGGTGTGGGCCGCGGCGATCATCTTCGGCCTCGACCAGCACCTCGACACCCTCGCCCTGCTCGGCTTCTCGACGTTCACCGGCGGGGCCTTCGCGGTCGTGCTCGGCGCCACGCAGGGCGGCATCACGCTCATCGCCGAGAAGCTCGGATGGCACTTCGAGTTCACCGTGAAGCGCGACGACCGGCCGAGCGACAAGCGCGAGCGCGAGGGGCAGAATCAGTGAGCGATATGTGGGCCACCCGGATTGTCGAGGAAGGCACGGAAGCCCCCGACAACCTGCTCGCCAATCCCCGCAACTGGCGCGTCCACCCGAAGATCCAGCAAGACCGGCTCGAGGCACTGCTCGACCGCGTCGGATGGGTGCAGCGCGTGATCGTCAACCGCACGACCGGGCACATCGTCGACGGCCACCTGCGCGTGTCGCTGGCAGCGCGGCGCGGCGACCCGAGCGTCCCCGTGGCCTACGTCGAGATGACCGAGGACGAGGAAGCGCTCGTGCTCGCCACCTTCGACCCCATCGCCGAGCTGGCCGGGCGCGATGCCGAGATCCTCGCCGACCTGATCAAGGACATCGAGGTCGACGATTCGCGGATCGACGAATTCCTGCTCGAGCTCGAGGGCGTGGACCCGAACAAGGTGGAGAAGCCCGGCCAGACCGACCCGGACGACGTGCCGGTCCCGGCGCTCACCCCATGCTGCCAGCCCGGGGAGCTGTGGCAGCTCGGCGACCATCGCCTCTACGTCGGGGATTCGCGCGCAGCATCGAGCTTCCGCACCCTCCTGCAGAGCCCGAATGAGCAGGAACAGCCCGACGCGATCTGGACCGATCCGCCGTACAACGTCGCCTACACCGACTCGAGGGGCCGCACCATCCAGAACGACCAGATGGACACGGCGGCCTTCGTGCGATTCCTGCGCGACCTGTTCACGGCCGCGTTCTCGACCCTCAAGCCCGGCAGCGCGGTCTACGTCGCGCACGCCGACAGCGAGGGCGAGGCCTTCCGCCGGGCCATGCGCGAGTCCGGCGTCGAGGTGCGCCAGTGCCTGATCTGGATCAAGGACCGATTCACGATCGGGCGGCAGGACTACCAATGGCAGCACGAGCCGGTGCTCTACGGCTGGACGGAGGGAACGCACCGCTGGTACGCAGACCGCTCGCAGAGCACCGCACTCGACGAGGGCCGCGACATCGACAGCCTGCCGAAAGCGGAGCTGCTCGACCTCGTGCGCGGCATCCTCGAGCAGATCGAGCCGACCGTGCACCGCGAGGACAAGCCGAGTCGATCCGAGGCGCACCCGACCATGAAGCCCGTGCGCCTCATCGCCCGGCACCTGAAGAACAGCACGAAGCGCGGAGACCTCGTGCTCGACCCCTGCGCGGGGAGCGGATCAACCCTGATCGCATGCGAGCAGCTCGGGCGGCGGGCCCGCGTGATCGAGCTCGACCCGGTCTACGCCGACGTCATTATCCGGCGCTGGCAGACCTTCACGGACATGCAGGCCGAGCGAGTCGACGGCGCCCCGTGGCAAGATCCGAACGGTTGATGCACCGGAGGTTGATGGCGTGGGGCAATCGGAAACATCGGCACGACGCGCTCTGGCGGCCCAACGACGGCGCGAGGCGATGCGGTTTCGACGCACGGGTATGTCCTACGCGACCATCGCCCAACAGCTCGGATGCACCCCGCAGGCCGCGCACAAGATGGTCCGCAAAGAGCTGGAGAAGCTCGAACAGGACACGGCCAGCGACCGCGAGGAAGTGCGCCTGCTCGAGCTTGAGCGCCTCGACCGCATGCTCATGGGCTGTTGGAACGCGGCGACTGACGGCGACAAGGACGCGATCCTGTCGGCCCTGCGTATCATGGAACGACGGAGCAAGCTGCTCGGCACAGACATGCCGGCAAAAACCGCGTTCACGGATCCCACCGGGGAGCACGAGGCCGAGGGCGCTGGCGTGCTGGTCCTGCCGGAAACGGCCGAGGGAGTAGATGCGTGGCTGCGAGCAGTCGGGCACTGGAAAGAAAGAAAGGGCGAGGACGATCAGCAGACGACGCCCAAGGACGACGGCTGATATGGGCGCCGCAGGAAGGCCCGCAACAGCTTCTGCTCACCTGCCCGGTCGAGGACATCCTGTTTGGCGGGGCGCGCGGTGGCGGCAAGACAGACGGCCTCGCCGGGGACTACCTCAAGCACTGGAACCGATGGGGCCGGCGCGCCCGCGGGATCCTGTTTCGCCGATCCTACGACGAGCTCGAGGAAGTGATGGCGCGCCTGTTCGAGGTGTTTTACCCGCTCGGCGCCCGATGGCGTGCCGGGGCAAAGACGTGGTACATGCCCGGCGGCGGCCCGAGCGGCGGGTTCCTGAAGCTGCGCTACCTCGAGCGAGACCACGACGCGGCCCGCTATCAGGGGCATTCCTACACATGGCTCGGCGGCGACGAGATCGGCAACTTCCCGACCCCGGCCCCGATCGACAAGATGCGGGCGACCCTGCGCTCGGTGCACGGGGTGCCCTGCGTCATGCGCCTGACGGCGAATCCGGGCGGCGTGGGCCACGGCTGGATCTACGAGCGGTACATGGAGGGCAAGACACCGCTG